GTAGCTAACACACAGCTAACAAGTAGCTAACAAATCTATAACCAAAAGATACCGCACCATCTGTCGCTTTTCGCACAAATTAAAAAAACTTTTCACACTAAATGAAAAAAATTGAATTAATCATTTTTGCATATTGTTGCAGAAATGTTTCCGTAAAAAGAAAAACACCTTGCAGAAATTTTGCTTTCTGCAAGGTGTTTTTTTGTGTTAATTATTCTTTTTTTCGGTTGCCGTTTTGCTCTAAAATGAGATTTGTGCCGGTCTTTTTAATCTTATTTGGCTGATATTCAAGGATGTCAGCAACATCACAACCAAGGACTTCGCATATCCTGTCCAAATGTTCAATGTTAATGCGGTCACACATCTCATTATATATATCACATATTGTTGCAGGTCTTATGCCTGTTTTACGGGCAAGTTCAGCCTGCGTTATGCGGTATTTTCCAAGCAAATCGGACAAATGAATTTTAATCATAATAACGCCCCGAGTAATATAATATACTACTGCGTTATTATTTTGCTTAATCGGTAATATTATTACCGAATCAGTAATTGGTTATGATAACTTCTTTAAATTCTGCACGATTTTCAGCGGTCGCTGGGAGCAAGTTTTGCCTGCTTACGCACTTAATATTGTAACCTTTATACAAGTCACGAATGAAATCGCAATCGTTATAGGATAGGATAAAACGCCCTTTAATCCCCTTTAAAACGGCATTTAAACGGATATGGTCATCTTTATTGAACTTAGTATAGTTACGGTTATAGTAGCGTTCTGATGCCACATATGGCGGATCTACATAAAACAGAGCAGAATCACGGTCGTATGTTTTTATAAGGTCTTCAAAGTCCCTGTTTTCGATGATTACACTTTTTAATCGCTCCTTGTACTTTGGTAATTCAGAAACGATATTATAAATTGTTTTAGGGGCGGTCGCAAAAGAATTTCTATTGCTACCAAAGCTACATTTAATCAAGTAAAGATATCGTGCTGCCCTTTGCAGGTCAGTAAGCTCAACCTGATTCTCAATCTCATAGCGATATTGCGAAAACAACTCACGAGATTGTAACCAGTCAACCTCTTTTTGAAGTGCTGAACAGTTGTATTTTATTTGCTTATAAAGGTTAATCAGGTCGCCGTCAACGTCATTAAATACCTCCATTTGACCTTTGATTTTATCCTTACCGAATAAGACCCAGCCTGCACCGCCACACACCTCTATGTAGCGGTTACTGTCGCTGGGGATGAGTGAAATAATCTGATTTTTAAGGTGACTTTTGCCACCAATCCAGCCGATAAAGCTACGCATTTTTACCTCCATAATAACTTTTTAGGGGCGTTATTATGGATATGTAAGATTAACCTAACGCTTTCTTTGCATTTGCAATTTTCTTGTCTTTAGACCAATTGCAATCATTGATAAGATGATAGATAACATTGACTGTCTTTTCATTAACAACGCCGTTAGCCGTGATATTACCTGCTCTCTGTGCTTCTTTAACAGCTTTCAAAGTGCCGTCACCGAAACCGTTTGAATTATCGACTTTCGTCTTGATGATTCTCATATTGTATAAAGTAATTAACTGCTTCTTGAACGCAAGTGTTGCTGTATTGTGTGCGCCGTATTTAATCATTTCTTCTTCCTCCGTGTTTGTTGTTTTTCCGCTGAGCTGTGCGTTTACTTCGTCTGCAAGATTTCCGAGCCTGTTATAGAGCCAGTCACCCGGGCAAGATTTATTTGCAAACCACCTATGTACAGTCAAGACCATTTCGCCTGATTTTGGCGAATAATTCAGTGTCTTGTCCTCATTACCGAACCAAAGCAGTTTAGTCTTGCCGTTACGCTTGCAGATGTCAACGCAAAGTGCAACGAGTTTGTTGTAAACTTTACTATTCATCGTGTACGGTGCGGTTGTGTCGCTTGCACATTCGATTGTGACTGCACGCTGGTCATTTGCGTTTGATGAACTACACCAAGAGCGATTGCCTTCATCAACGCAGAGCAACACTCTGCCGTCATAGCCGATTCCGTAATTACAGCTTGCCTCACAGGCTGTATTCATAAAGATGTTGCCGAGTGTTTCGACACTGCACTGACCTACAACACAATGCGGAGTAATGCGGTCAATACTGTGTGTGCGTTTACCGCTGTGGTTTGGGCTTAATTTTGTGTAATTAACAAGTTTTGAATTACTCATAATTATTCCTCGCTTTCTGCGTATAATTTTTTCAAGTCGATATTTTCCATAACTGCCCTTGCTTCAAGTACGGCTCTGTAATCGCTCATTGCTTTAATTTGCAAGTCATATGTACTGCGTGGGCAAGTCGGAATAAAATTCAGATTCCCTTTATCCCAGTTATCAAGCATTTTCTTTAAGCCGTCGTGGCGGATTGATAACTGCTGATATTCAGCGATAAACCTTTCTTTGTAATCTTCGCTTAACATTTTGTCAACAGTATTAGATAAAACCATAATTATTCCTCGCTTTCGTCTGTTTTGTTATATTTATAAGCTGACAAGCCGAGCAGAGCGCCTAAGAAGGTATCAACGGCTGTGATAGTGCCTACAATCTGTTCGCCGTATGGCAAGCCCCAAATGCCTGCTACGGCAAAGTAAAGTGTACCGATTGCAGGCAGTACGATAAGAGCAATGTATTTAAGTACATCATAGATTTTGTTTGTCATTTTCATTATTATCATCCTTTCAATTTAAATCTTCCGCCGAATGTGCCGACTGGTTGAGGTACTTATCAATCTTATTGATTGCCTCGGTCACTCGACCGTTGCAACCCTGCTGTTTTAAGCCGTCAAGACAAGCACGCAGAGCGTACATAGTCAAGGTCTGCTCGCCTTTGATTTTTTTGATTTCAGCGTTCTGCTTTTTGTTGTTTTCGATAAATTTAAAAACACCAAATACAACACCGCCAATTAAGGCTAACGCAGATATGATTTCGGCAAGCTGTACAATATCAATCTTCATCGCTTACACCTCGCTTTCTGTCGGCTCATCAACGGTTGGATTATCACCCCATACAGCCATAACGGCGTTATAGTATTCATCCGACAGCACCGTTTTGAGCTGTTCTCTGCCGAATTCGTCATTCATATATGCATTGCGGATGTTTCCGCCTACCTGCATTTCTTCACCGTTAAAGGTCAAAAACTGTTGTCTGAGTACCGACACGCTGTCCTTCGTGAGCATATCGAGTGTGATTTTTTCTTTAAGTTCCATTTTTTCATACCTCCGTTATTTTTATATTTTGTAAATCAAAGAAAAGTTTACCTGCTCATCAGCGACGAAATTATAAGCCTGTTTATTGAGCGGAGTAAACTGCAGCCAAGCTGATTTACTTGCACTTCCTCTGAACATTCCGCCGTTTTTGCTTATGCCGATATCATGAACAATCACATCCGATTTGTTTGAGAAAGGCATATTGAGCAAAGATATTGAAGATGTTCCGCCTAAAGATGTTGCGTTCATAATGACGGTGACATTGACAATAACGATATCGCCTATTTTTTCATAAAGGCAAGTTGCAGATTTTATTTTATCAATCTGAGTAGAGTACGGAGTAAGAGTAGCTGTACCAAGTTCGATATTTGACGAGTCGTATTTAGTCGACAAGGCGGTTTTATCTGCTTTCACAAGCAGAGCGTTGTAAACTGCTCCGCTTGTGAGGTAACACGGGCTGTTATTTTTTGGCTCGCTGTCAAACGGCATTGAATCAAGTTTTCGGGCAAGTTTTTTATCTGTTCCTTCTCGTGTATATGCGTCTGAAATGCCGTACCCTGCGAGAGTATTGGCTTTATCAGCTTTTTTTGCAAGATTTGTGTCGACTGTATCAAGCCTTGCTCCAAGCGAATTAGAACTGCCTCTTGCTGTGGCTATTTCAGTTTCAAGTGCAATTGCTCCGTTTGTAACCCGTTCAATCCCCTCGTCCATATGGTTGAGGTTGTCGGCAGTCAGCGGAGTTGCTTTTGAGGGAGTATTTTCCCAGTTAATTCGTGTGTATTTGTTCAATTTCTATTCTCCTTTCGCTGTGATTTTGTCTGTGAGTGCCTGTATGCCCGTAAGCTCTCTTGCAAGCAAATAAGAGGTCACGGTTGCAGTCTGCGGAGTGCCGTCAGCGTTATAGGCATAGTTGCCGTCAGCGTCGGTTACATAATATTTAATCTGTATCATATCGCCCGGTTCAACCCACAATCTGCCGTCAAGGGTTGCCTCAATAGGCTTATAAATTTTATGGTGCAGACGCTTGCCCGTATCGCCTGAAAACAGATTTTCAAACTTGTGTATCCACGCACCGCCTGCATTATCGTTTTCCTGCCATACAAGAATGTTATCTGTCATATCATAGGTTTTACCGCTTAAAAACTTGTAGCTGCGCACTTTTGCGGTTCGTGTAGAACCTCCGATTGCAAAGTCAACAGTCCCGTATGTACCGCTTGATTTTTCGTCAGCGTTGAATGCCTCGTAAAAGTCATATTTTTCTGCTTTTGTTGTATCGGTTTCAAGGTTGACAAAAACAATGTTACCGCCTTTTCGGTTATCGGGTTTAACAAAAGCAAACACACCGAGCATTTCCGCTGTATAATTAAGCAATTGACCGTAATTAACCTTTTCGGAATCATTAAGCCATACTTTGTTAAAAATTTTCATATTCTTAACAGTCAGATTCTCAGCCTTGTTGATAACCTCGTTAAGTAAACTGTCGGATAAAAAATGGGCGTCAGGTAGACCGCATAGGTTAGTGAATTTTTCAGAAACCATTGCCAACAGTGCATAGACCGAAGTGCTGTTAGAATTGTTATTCCAGAGCTTTTGCAGAGCGTTTGTACAGTCGGTTTCATAAAGCTGTGAAATCACATCATAGGCGGTTATGCTGATTTTGTTCTGATCCGTTTTATTGACCTCGGCTTTGTCAATCATACCGTTAAAAATGCACCACGACTTTGTTGTCACGGCTTCGCCCGGATAGAGTGTGTCGCTTGGATATAATGAACTGCTCGGCAGTATCGGAGAACCTGACGGAAAAGTTTGTGTCAGCTTAACTAAAATCCAACAACCGACAAGTTTTGAAACATCAAAGGTTCTGTCAACGGTGTTCAGCAGTCCAATCTTGAACTCAGAGGCAATGCAACCGCCAAACTTCAACTTATTTTCGTCACAAATCGACTGTTTAAGGCTCATACTTTCGCTTTCAATGTTGGTTTCGGTGATGACATCAAACTTGCTGTCGGATGAAAAGATTTCAAGCTTATTTGAAATAAGTTCGTTAATGATTTTCTGCTTGTGCGTACTTGAAACGGATAGCAATCTGTCACCCCCTTAATACTCAATAAAAGTGAAAGTCACGGCATTGTATATGATGTTGTTTTGGGTGATTTTCTTGACCTGATAGGTGATGTCGGGCATATAGGCGGTCATTGTGCGATAGGCAAGGAGTTCATCGTCCCAATACTCGACACGGATTTTACGCTGTTGAGAGTTATCCCACGAACTATTCAAAGCACTTCTAATCGACTGCATTTGTGCAAGGGTGAGTTTATCAACGGTTGTGAACTCAATTTTCGACTTGTAATTCGTCGAAGTTGTGCGGTGCAGAAGGTTGTTGCTGTCACGGTATGCCTTGATTTCGGTTCTCTGGAGTGGAGTGCCGTTGTAGTTATCCTTTGCAATAAGCTCGTGCGGAAACAGCTTACCGCTCTTAGGGAACCTTATTAAGTAACCTTTAAAATTTGCCATGTCATCATCTCCTAACCTAACGCACCGACACCGTGACGCTTTTTGACTGCGTTGTTGCGTTTTACAATGTTGTTAAAAATCACTTCGCCGTCAAGATTTACAGTAAGGTTAATGTCACCGCTGTCACCTGTTGAGCCTATCTCTGCCATAGCCTCAATAAGTGCCTGTTTGATAGTTGAAATCGGCGAAACAACCTCAGCCTCACGCTTGTTATCACCGAGTACGGCAAGAAATTCACCGTAATTTGCCGGAACAACCGTGCCTGTGGCAAGTCGGGGAACTGTAATGTTAGGCAGTCCGACATTGCCGTTTACACTTCCCAATGCTTCATAAGCAATCTTTGCCGCTGTACTCATTCCGCCTGAAATAGCACTGCCGAGGCTGTTGAACGGATCTATAAAATTGTTTAAGAAGTTTTGAACAACACCTAAAAATCCGTTCATAGGCTTTTTTACAGCACTCTTGATACCCTCAAAAGCATTTGAGAAAACGCTTGAAATCGGATTGATATGTGTTGAAATAAAGCTAAGCAGTCTTGCAAGCGGATTTTTCAAGGCATATATTCTGTCACGAATGCCGTTTGCAAGACCTTGAACCGTGTAACCGCCTCTTTCATACATTTCTGTTGACGGAGAATGAATTCCCATCGTGGTATCATATTCTGAAAGCACAGTAGAAGCAAGACCGTGACTGTTTTTGACAAGCGCACCTTTGTATGCGTCTGTACCCTCAACAAGACCGAGAACCGTGTTTTTACCTGTATCTTTTGCAGCTTTTTGCAAATTGTTCAAAGATTTCCACTGAGAATTTTGAACATCCGTTGTACTGATAAGACCTGCATTGTAAGCCATAAGAACAGCGGCGGCGTCTGAATAGTTGCCATTAACAACCTTTTGTACATCTGTAAGGTCATCACCCGTCATAGTCAGTTTGTTCATAGCGGCAACAGCTTTATTTACCGAACTTGTTGCACCGTCAAGAGATTTTGTTTTGCTCTGAATATTCTCGAAGTATTCAATGCCCTCTTTCCATAAAGCGTCGTTTTTAGCACCGCCACCAAAATAGTAATTTTCAAGAGCCTGCATACTTTTGCCGTTTTTCTCAAGCCACTTTTTCAGTTTTTTCTGTTCGTTTTCAAGGTCTTTTTTCTTGTTGTTATAATCTGATTTTGCACTGCTGTATTTCTTTGACGCAAGAATTCGTTCTTTGCTATTTTCAGAAGATAATTCAGCTAATGCGGCACTATTTGCAAGTTGTTGATATTTATCAATTGTACTGTCAATAACCTTTTGCACCTCGGCTAAATCACCATTTAAGTGTACTTTGCCGTCAGCGCTGACAGTAACATACTGATTCCACACATCGCTGAAACCGTCAACATTGTTTTTAAAATATGTAACAATGGTTTCAAGCTGTGCCTGCTCTTCTGGACTAAGCGTAGCTTTCTGTAACAGTTCATCAAGTTTCTGTTGGTAACTGTCAACAAGTGTATTGTCTGCATACAAGCTGTCCATTCGTTCAAGAGTGTCTGACAAATTATCCTCAATACCTTGCGTAGTTGTATCAAGCCTTGATTTTATACCGTCAATTTCATCAGCAAATTTTTTAGCTTCGGAATTACTCCAAACAAGCTGATTATATACAGTAACTGCAGTCACAAGTCCGGTGATGGCACCGGCAACGGCTAAGATTGGATTTGCAGAAACAGTTGTCAAAAATAACTTTATAGCATTTTTGACTTTGTCAATTCCGCTTGCAATCGCTTGTCCTGCCTTGAAAACAACAACAGCTGTACCGACTGCAGTAATGCCGCCTGCGATAGCGTACAAGGTTTTGTCACTAATAGATTTAACTATTTTGCTTAACAGTTTCAACGCTCCTGCAAGGGCTTCTACAAGTTTCGGAACTGCTTCTTCAATTGTCCATTTTGCAAGTGGGAGAAGAATATTCTTGTATGCCTGTTTCAGCTTATCTCCGCAGGCTTTGAGCAAATCCCTGAACGCCTGTCCGAGGTCGGCAACAGCTGATACAAGCGGTGACAAATCAAGACTTTCAAGCCATTCAAGGCGAATCTCTGACATATCGCTCAAAAAGCCTGTGATATCTTCAACAATGCCAAGGATTGCTTCCCAAATCTTTTTGCCCGATTCATTTTTGTCCCAAGCCTGTTTGATTTTAGTCCGCAGAGTTTTGGTGTAGTTGTTGCAGTTTTTGATAATATTCAGAATATTAGTCCAAATTCTCTCACCGGTGCCGTTATTCCAAACTTTGCGAAAATCCTCTGCAATCGTATTTACAAGTTCAAGCAAGCTGTTCCATTTGTCGATAATGGATTGCACAACCTCGTCACCAAGTCTTGCCTTATTCCAAGCCTTTGTAAACGCTCCCGAAATATCACCGATGATATCAAAAACATTTTTCAAAAGCTGTTTGATGTTTCCGATAATCTTTTCGCCTGTGCCGTTTTTCCACACTCTCTTCCACGATTCACCGATTGAAACAAAAGCATTTTTCAGATTATTCAAGGCTCTTTTAATGCTGTCAAAAACCTTGTTTGTACGCTTTTCAATCGCTGTTGCGGCAGTATCAAGTGCGTTAACTGCGGCTTTAGAGGATTTCTTTGTGGGGCTGTTTACTGCTGTGCTGTCATCTGATGAACTGTTTTCAAGGCTCATCACATTGAGCCTGTCAAATCCTTGAAGATTGTCTTTAATTTCCTTTGTCTTTTTCGATGTTGTGGCAAGTGCAGAGTTTGCACTCTTTGTTTCATCGGTGAGGTCTGTCATTTCAGAGCTTGCGGAATTTGCGGAATTGTCGGTTGCAGATGAATAGCCGAAAACCTGTTCCGTAAAGCTTTTGAATTTTTCCGTTGCAACATCTAATTTTTCGATAAAGGAATTAAGATTTTTTAACAGCGGAGAAAACACATTGATAAGACCTTGACCGAGTGTAGCTTTCAGGCTGTCAAGTCGGAGCTGTAAAATTCTTGTCTGATTCGCCCAACTGTCCTGCGTTCGGGCAAAGTCACCCGTCGCATTGGCGAGCTGGTCTTGAACAAACTTGTAACGCAATGTTACTTTTTCGGCTTCGGTCATTTTAGCTGTGGTCTTACCGTAACCGTTTGCAAGGGCATAGCTGTCAAGCGCAGTCTGTGTCATTACGATGCCTAAATCTTTTAAAGTTTCGGTTTCGCCCGAAAATACTGATTTAAGTTTTGTATAGGCTTCGTCCTGTTTGATGTTGTAGAATGAAGCAACATCGCCTGCAAGTCCTGTCAGCGTGGTTGACATATCATAGGCTTCTTTCTCTGTAAAACCGAAAGCCTCAGCCATTGAGCCGAAAGTACCGACATACCGCTTTGCCATTGTTTCGGACAAACCAAAAGAATTAGCTGCACTTTTTGCCCACTTGTCAACCTGTTTGGTCATTGCCGGAAAAGTAACATCAACAACATTCTGCACCTCCGCAAGGTCAGAACCAAGCTCAATGCACTCTTTGCCGAAATTTGTAATTGCATAAGTGCTGAAAGCAACAGCGGCAGTCTTTGCAAAGGTCTTAAGCTGATTTTTTACCCTTTCGATTGATTTGGTAACAGTAGTATTAACCTGTGCCAAACCGCCGTTAAAACCCGATGTATCAAGTTTCGTGTCAAAATTCAGATAACCGTCAACCGCCAAATTTTCACATCCTTTCATTTAAAAATGGGCATAAAAACAGCGCACACCGTTATGATGTACGCTAATAAAATTTTGCAAAAGAACAGCCACCCCGTTTGGAGTGGCTTTTTTGTTATTGTAATACTATTGAATCAATTATTGCCGATAACAGAGTTTCATCTTCCTCTGAAATAGGCTCGGTTGAGGAATAAGAAAAATTGTATGCACCGTCATTCCATAAAAAAGCATAAGTGTGTGCATATACACCTTCCATTTTATACGAAAATTCTATTCCATAACACGATGCTATTTCTAAATATTTTTTGCTGGATAATTCAAAGTCCCTATCACCTTTCATTCCCTCCACAATACTATCTAAAAGTTCATTAGCCTGCGATTCGGTGTATAAAAGAATATCGTCACTCAATTCCGTATAACTTACAAGAAGATTATCATTTTCTGGACTTTTGTGATTAAAAATCAATCCGCTTGTACCTTTTGTTTCAAACTGTGACGGAGTACAGTATTTAATATCTTTTAAGGTGTTTTCGATAGCTAAATCGTACTCTGCCTTTGTTGTTTCCTGCACCGTTGTGGGAATTTCTGTCGTCACAGGTTCAGTGGTTTCAGCCTTTATATCGGTGTTTGAACTGCTTTCCGCTGTTGTACCGCAACCAACAAGCGATACTGCAAAAACTGCGGTTAATGCTAACGCTATGAGTTTTTTCATACCGCACCTCAATTACGCTTTCCAATGGCAATTGGGACATTCCGCAACATTGCTATATGAGTTCATACAATGGCAGTTTGGGCATTCCCATTTATCGGGCGAATTGGTACTTCCGCTATTGTTTTCATCGCTTTCCTCTGTTTCCTGTTCACCGCAAAGAAATTCAAGCTTTTTGAGAATACAGGAAATACCAGCAAAAATCATACAGAGAACCGCAACGGAAATCAGACAAATTACAGTCATTCCCATATTAAAGCCTGTTGTGAATTCTTCTGTAACAGAATTGTATGTGGAAGTCGGGAACTGAAACCCTACAGCAATACTACCGATAATTCCGACGATACCGATAATCCAAGCCATAACTTCATAAAATTTACTTTTCATTGTTTATCCTCCTAAATGTTAAAACAATATAGTTTTTACTTAATCATACACTAACATTTAGGGAATGTCAACAATATGTGATACGATACTACACTACACAAGCGAATTTATGAAGTCAAGTTCTTCTTTATCTTCTGCTGTGAGTTTGGGCTTTAGGTCGATAAGTTCTTTATGTTCGCTGTAAAAATCCCGTTCGGTTTTGTCGAGCTTCTTATGCTTTGCCTTTTTGGTGCGAATTGACATAACCTGTGTAAATAAGCCGTCACCCACTTCATTGAACAAGCCTAAAAAAGTCCACCAGTGCATATAATCGACTGTGCGTGTTTCCGCTCCTGCAACCTTATTGAGAGCAGGAAAGATTATATGTCCGTCCTGTTCCCAATCAAGCACCCTGACGGGCATTTGTCGGCTTTGCGGAATATCTCCGCCGTCAAGATACCAAGTTGCCCTGTCAAGTGCCTTTTGGTAATTTTCGGGAATCTCCTTGTAAAGGCACTCGACACACACTCGGCATTTTTCAAAATCGTTCAGATCATCGTCTGCATAGGCTTTGAAAATCAGCAGAGCAACACGGAAGTCGGAATTGATTTCGTAGTTTCTGCCGTCAACCTCAAGGCTTTTCGGTAGTAATTCAATCACTTTTTCACCTGTGAAGTGTATTTGCCAACTTTCTTATTGGAAATTTTCTGTGCCGATTCAAAATCAGCCTGCATAACAGGAATAAGCACTTCAAGGAAGTTTTCAAAAATCGGCTTACCGCCCGCAAGTGAAAGACAGTTAATTTCACCAAAGGCAACCGTGCAGACATCCGAACCGAAAATGTAGTTAATCTGTTTTCTGATGTCCTTGTCGCACTCGGTGATAAGCTGAATTGCGTCTGTGTTTTCAGCTTTTTCAGCGTTTTCATACTTCTTCTGAATCTGCTCAATATTCTTGACTGCCTCGTTGAGCCTTGCAAGAATGCCCACATCCGCGGTATTGATACGGATTACTGCGTTTTCGTCATCGCCAATCTGATACTCCTTGTAACCTCTGTCAAAAACAAGTTTCTGCATAAATCAATCCCTCCCCAAAGATTAAACCGTTGCGGTAAAGGTCGGCACTTTCTTCTCAATTGTAGCCGTACCCTGCTGTCTGTCGCCGTTGAATGCGATGTTGAACGGAATGTTCACACCACCCTGAGCACCGCCGTAGGACTGTGGCTTTACGATACAGGTTTCAGTCCAAGCGTCATACGGACCTGTCTTTTTGTCTACTAAAACTTCAAGAATTGCAGTCTTGCAGTCGTCGCCTGTAAGGCGATTCATTGCAATATCCTTAATCTTTTCATAGATTGCATCGCCTGTATTTGCGTAATAAGTGTCTGCGTCGATTGACGGTTCATAGCCGTTATCGTTTACAACGGTTTCGTCAAGAATGTTCTTGACTGTTTCTGTGTCGGGGTTGAGTTCAACGGACATATCCTCGATGTCACGACCAATCAAGAACCACTTAGGGGTTTCGCCTGTGCCGAACGAAGCGTCAATGTAGTGCATAAGATAACTTCTTTTGAGTTTACCGATATCGGGTGTTGTTGCCATAATTAAAATTCCTCACTTTCGATTTTGTAATCTGCGGTAATCTGTAACTGATACATTACATTACCGATTAAATTGCTGTCGGGTATGTCATAAAGCATACCGTTTGAGCAGGTTATTTTTGTGAGCGTACCTGCAAGCTCATTGTTGCCAACCGTTACGATCAGCGTTTGCCCTTTTGCCTGTTTTTCAAGCCACAGCTGTAACTCGTTAATAAGTCCGCTGTTGGCAAGTCGGTCATAGTCATTAACCGACTGATAAACAGCGTACAAGATGAATGTGTGCTGTCGCTCCTGATTGCCGAGAACATCGGATTTAATCAGTGTGTCGCCTGTCGGAGATAAGCCGTAGCTGTCGGTGTCGGGGGTTGTGTAGTCAATGTGCAGGACATCGTTCAGCTTTGGAAAGCTCATCACTATGCTCCGCATAAGTTCAATTATGTTCATTCTGCCGTGCCTCCTGCCACTTTTGCAGCACCCTGTAAAATCTCTTTTTTACGGTCGGCTTTCATTCGTTCAAACCACATCTTGCCGGCAAGAGGGTGCTTTGCCCGAGAATAAACAAGCATTTTACCTGTGGGGTGTTTCTTCTGTCCTTTAGGGCTGAAATAACCCACAATAACACCGTTTTTCTTAATCGGGATATTAGGACCGTAAACCTTGCCGTAGTAGAGATACCTCGCATACGGTGTGTTCTGATGAATTTCGCCCGAGCCTATAACCGTTGAGAGGGTTGCCGACTTTTCAAGCACGCCGTTTCTGAACGGTGTATAGGGTTTCATTAATCGTAAAACCGTGCTGTCAACATACTTTTGCACCTTTAACACATCGACATTTTTGCGGACTGCAAACTTTTTATCCCAGAGGAAACCTGCCGTACCGTTTTTTGACTTGATGACAAAATCGGGCGGTTGAACAATCTTCATGCAATCACCTCGCCGAAATTTTGATGTGCTGTAAATCGGTTACGCCGTAGAGCTTTTCATCAATCGACATAACCGCATAGCACCTGTGTTTTTGCTTTAGCGTTTTAAGGCTTTGTGACACGCTCTGATGGTTTGAATTATCAAAGGTAAAATTACTCTCGCCCTTAATAATAATGTCCTGTGCGCTGTTCTGAGGGGCGCATAGCTGACCTGCAAAAAGGTTTTCGCTCGGCTTTAAAAAGCCGGGCAAAAGCCCTGCGGATTCAATCGGAATATACACCGTCACGCTGTCAGCGTTCTGCATTCCGCTTTTAAGCACATTGCGAGCCTTGTTCTCCTGCCAATGACATTCGGGAATGAAATATCGGTCATAACCCGAGCCGTTGAATCTGTAGATTGTGCAGGAGCTTTCAGGGGTAATAATCATCTGCGACCACCTCTGTACAGCAAATCGGTGTCAGTAAGATACTTGTAAATTGTGTGTCTGACAGCCTTTTTATGGGCGGTTTTACGCTCTTCTTCGGACACATAGTTTACGGATTCATCACCGACGCTTGCAGATGAAATTCCTGAATTTGCGGACTGCTTTTCATCGTTATATACAAGCTCTGCAAGTTCACAACAGCAGAGTTTTACGCTTTCGGGAATATTGCTTTCGTCAACATTTTCGCCTGTGTATGCCTTAATGAGCAAGGTTGCAGAGCGTGCATAATAATCAAAGGCGGAAACAATGACCACCTTTCTGCCACAGAGATATTCAGAGATGTAATAGCCTTCATCGGCATAAGCGGTCATAGTAACACTCCTTATTTCTTAATTCTTGCAAGAACAACCTTTGACTGGTCGGAAAGAGCAACAACATAATGCTTGTCGGCTGAAACATCTGTCTTTCTTGAAAGAGATACTCTGTCAGCCTCCACATTTGTGTCACGCTTTAAATATACGGTAATTGCCGCTGTATCGTCCTCTGTTTCCTCATCATTTGTGAGTTTAACAATCGGATTTGAATAGCACGGGACAGATACCTTTGTTACCTTGTCGCCAATCTTTACAAGAGGCATTGTTTTCTTGACCTCTTCAAGATTTGAAGCTGTTACGGCTGTACCACTTTCGTCAGCTTTGTACCACTCGTTCAAGAGCGGAACTTTTCTTGTAGGCACAATTCTTGTGTTTGCAATCTTGCCGATTTCGCCTGACATCATAACCTGATTAGGGTACTTATCGGCAGAAATAAAGTCGCTGTCTTTGCGAAGCTGTGTAACCTGCTTTGGGTTTACAAACATAACCTTGTCTGTGTTTGCCTCTTCATCGAAAAGGTCAATAGCTTCAACAACTGAATTGTACTTGATAATTGAGCCTGAACCGTCATATGCAAGCTGTGCGGTCTGAAGTGCGTCCATTGCGTCATTGTCAACCTTTGAAGCAATTGCCTTAGCAAGCTGATTGTTAGCTTCGCCGACAGGGTTGCCGTAACCGCTTAATACTGCTTCATCCGTAAGCTCAACGGCTTTCATTGCCTTTTTTACAGTTGCCTTTGTGGTACTTGCTGTGAGCTTTACAGTTTCAGCCGCAACACCCTCGGCAACATCTACGGCGTCACCAATGTAAGCATACTGCGGAACCGTGATAGTATCGCCCGGCACACCTGTAAGGGTTGTATCAACCTTTGCAAACGGAGCAATAACAATCTTATTCGGGATTTTCGCTGAAATCATATCAGCCATAACCTCGGGGTCGATAATGTCAGAAATTTTTGTTACCTGATTTGGCATAATTTAATCATCCTTTCAACTGTTCATATTTCTGTGGGTCACTCTTTTTTAGATTTAAACGCTCGCTGTAACCCATTTTTGCGAACATTTCCTTTGTAATTCCTGTCGGGATAGGATTTCCCGTGTCCTTCACAGGATTCTGAAAAGGCTCGTCAGAACCGAACATATAGCCGTTTTCAGACTTAACCTGTTCGAGAGCCTTTTTGATGTCATCTGCCTGATTTTTAGATGTTTTCAGGTTTTCAAGGTCAAGCAGAGCCTTGACAGCCTTTGCATTTTTCGCTCCGCTCTTTGAAACAGCGGTGTCAAGAACAGAGTTAAACTCCATATCGGCGATTTTTATCTGATACTCGTTTTCCTTTGTTTCAAGTTCGCCGTTGAGCTTTTTGATTTCGCCCTTGAGCTCGTCCACATTGACACCCTCAAACTTTTTGAGTGCAGTCTGTGCAGTTTCAAGCTGTGACTTGTAGTTGTCCCTTGATGTGCGGAGCTTTTCAACCTCTGACACGGTTTTGTAATTATCTGCAAAGGCTTTTTCAAAGTCTACCTTTTTATCTTCGGGAACTGTAAAGCCGATTTCGGAGAGAAGTGTGTGTATATTCTTCATAGTAAATCCTTTCTGCATAGCTTGTATTCCGCTTTGCCTGCGGTAGAAATTCAGCCGTTATAACCCACGGCAGGGTAAAATAAAAGCACCTATGCAATCAAATGCAAGGGTGCTTAATCTGCTTTTTCTGTTTTAACTGCTTTGGCTCTCGGCTTTTTGGGAGCGTCAGGCTTGACCTCCGCCGCAAAGCCGCCGTCAATGAGCTGTTTGGCTCGTTCGTCAGAACATTCAAAAACTTCATTCACAGGTCGGGTTACATAGCCGTTCTGCCTGTCGTTAAATGCTGTTGTTACTCTGATTTTCATTCTGTCACCACCTTTCTAAACCGGTCGAAATCGACGGGTTTAACTGTTAATCTTTACTCTTAAATGTAATCGGCAAAATCTGTTTAGGCAGGAAGTTAATTTCATAACGGTATTTGTCCACTTCTGCACCGCTTATGTCCTCTACAACATACATAGTTTCATCATTAAGACCTATGATATGCTTTTTGTATTCACCCTTGCCCGTTTCGCAGACAACCTCAATTTGGTTATCGTCATTATCGACCTGTAATGAAAAAGCGGCAACAAGTTCAAACGACGGCTTATCGGTTCTTGTGTTAATAACCGTAAGCCTGCGTATCACATTGAAATTGTCTGCTTCCTGCGAAACATTGTACGATACCTGTGTTGCCTCGGTACAGCCCACAGTAAACAGTACGATTGTTGCAATCATAACTACCATAAGTACAATTGCTAAAATTCTTTTTCTCATAGTATCAAACCTTTCTTTGATTAATAATAAAAAAGCACTCTGATTTCTCAAAGTGCTGATTTGATGTATTTAGTTCTGTTACGGCAAGTTACAGGCAAGTTAAGCAATGCCGTGAACAAGCCGTTTTTCTTGCTCTGAACATATTCTCGGCAAGTTAAACAACAAAACCGCCCTTTTTACGGAGCGGTTAGTCTTGATGAAACGGATTATTTTTGGACTTTTCTCTGCCTATTTCTGTAAATCTTTCTAAGGCTTTTTCCTTTTCGTCTTCAGTAGCTTTTACACCGTTTTTTTCGTGTATAATATCGTATAATTTTCTTTCCTCATCAGTAAAATGTAACATCATAACTTATTCACCCACCAAATTTATTAGGTCAGAAGCAAGTTCTTTTTCAGGAACAGTAAAAACTTCTGCGACTATTTCTGTGTACTTATGCCTATCATAGCCCGACTGCGCATATTCAGAAATTAGTGTATCTAAATTCTTGCTAATTCCTTTATTTTGGATATAAGACAAAATCTTTTCATCAATAATACCCTTTGCTTTATTATACTCTATATTTTTGACTTTTGCAAGATTTTTAATACTGTCGTAATAGTATTTGTGACCTAATTCGTGAAGTAGTGGAGCAAATTCAGTTTTGTTTGCAAACATATCTTTTTGTTTGTTCACATAAGATATGATTTTACTTGCGGTATCATACTTGCTATTGATGTATAAAATGCCTGTAGATTTGTCATAACCGCCTATTGCGTCAATTCCGAAATTATTCTTTTCAAAATCAATTACGGCTACTTTCGGTAATTCCATTTCAACAGGTAAATTATTACTAATTGAATCAAGTAATTTTTCGGTAAGTCTTACCGCCTTGTTTCTTCGTGTATTCTCAATGTCAGTAACAATATCAAATTTACTGTTTTCAACTTTCTTGATTTTAATAGAATTGTTATTAAAATCAATTGAACTTGGCGGAGAAAATTTAGGTCTAAAACTCTTTGACATATAGTCAACGGATTTTTCGACTGTATCACCCGAAATCTTGTTGACATTCCCTGCTTTTTTCGGGAGTTTTGAGCCTAAAGCATTTTTGCCGTCAATGGTTATTCTTTCCCATTGCTGAGGGAGGTTCATTGCTTTGGAAAACTTTACATATTCGTCCTGTCGCTGAAAGTATTTTGCCTTTGCGCCTGTGATTGTGTCATAGTCTGCACCGCCCTGTGTGAGCAGTTCAATCTTCTGACGGTCGGCACGCATTGCGGCTTCAAGCCGTCTTTGCCTCTGCTGTGCCTCATATGCCGTATATGTTTTGCCGTTGTATTCTTTCGGCGTGTTCTCTTCCTCGTTCATACGGTCCAGTTCTTCTTCGCTGTATGTCGGAGTGTCAATTCCTTTCATAAACGGCGAATAGCTGTGGTAGCAGTTCGCACCGCAAAGTCCTGTGACCGTACCCAATCCGCAGACGGTTTCAAGCTCCTTTTTGCTGTACACTCTGCCCTGCCACACCTGATGTGCCGGTCTTGCACCACGGTGATAGCTGACCTCGAAATATTCCGTGCCGAGCTGTTCGGCATTGTCCTCGTTGACCTTTGCGACAACCTGATTAAAGCCTGTCATCAACGCCCTGCGTGCCGCCACATCAACACGATTGCTCCAACCACTTGCATAATCAACGGTACGCAATCCGCTGTCAGTCATAGCTTTAACCGCTCTTTTAAGGACTGTGTTATAATCAACCGCACCGCTTGCAATCTGCATAAGTCCGTTGTCAAGAGTGCGTTGGTAAAAGTCCGCAAGCGGAGTAAATGACAGCGTATTGTCAGCATTTCTCACGGCGAATCCGAGTGAGCCTGTAATGTTCCTGTACTCCGATTTTGTCTGATTTTTGACCGCCTTTACAAGTTGTTGCAACTGTTTATTTTCTGCATAAGGAATATACTCTTTGCCCTTGCTTGTATAAAGCTCCTCATTTCTTGCATATCCCGATTTCACGACTTCGTCATAGATTCTGTCGATTTCATCGTCAGACACATTGAGCGTGCTTTGAATAAGGCTGTCTATTTCATCCTTACTCACGCCCAATTCATACAAGCGGTTTATCTGCCAATCGGCGGCAGAGGTTATCTCCTCACCGTTAGCTTTCAAACGCTCCGTAAGGTCGGACATAATATTTAACTGTAAACTGCGGTACAGCTGTTCCATAGCCGAGGGCAAAGCCTCAATTTCAGTCGGAGTGAACATTATTCGATAACCTCAGAGGACTGCGGAAGATTCTTTTTCGCTGTCTTTTCGTCCTCTCCATACCACTTCATACGGTACTCATCAGGTCGCATAATACCAAGGTTCAAGTCCTGAATATCCTGCTTGCGTTCGGTTTCTTCATCGGTCAGAATACTGTCCCTGAAATCGCATACAAACGAATAACCGCTTGTTGTCAGCGAATTGTAAAAGGCAAGAGCATACACCAAGTCATCAAGGCAATAGCGAAGCTGTTTCTGAATTGCCGAAACGGTGTTGTACTTTCTATCCTTTGCCGACTTAATCTCCGTAGCAGTCTTTGCAACTGTTTCGGGGTTTGAAAGGTCACCGTATGCAAGACCGACCGCAAATTCAATCATACGCAGATATGTATTCAAGCCGTCCGTAATGTCGGACTGTCGGAACGCAGGCGAAAAGTCCTTGAACAGTTCTTCGTCGCCCAAATCCACATCAACGGCACGGTACAAACGCCTGTTAAGTCTGTCGGCTTTGCCGTCCTTTAATGCGGCAGAATCAACATGAATTGCACGCTCTCCGCTTTCAAATTCCCAGTCAAGCCGTCCGAACTGCATATCGGCTTTCTGAATGATTTCAAGTCCGCTGTCAAAAATCGACATACCGCATGATGAGCCGTCAACCGTGTTTTTAATCGGCACTCTGAAATAACCGAACGCAGGTCTTTTCATATCGGGGTATGTGACCGCAGGCGGTAAGTCTGCCCACTCGTCAATGACAGCGAGAGGAATTTCAGTACCGAGAACCTCGGATGATGACGAACGGTAAGCCGTGTTAGTAACAGTCAAGCCCTTGTCCTTATCAAGGCTGTGATATTCAAGCCTTGTGTAGTAGTTGTCACCAATTTTTTTAAATTCGGGGAAGATGACCTTTACAAGCCTGTGCTTTGCGTCAAACTCAATCGGCACAAAAGCATTTGCCGAGATATATTGTACCCTGTCACCGCCCAAAGGCTTGATGACCATTGCGCCTGTTGCAAGACCTGACTGTAACTCCGAATTAAGCTCCTCGGTTGCAGTTTCAAACAATTTTGACAGCGTTTCATTTGAGATGTTCACCGTCATTTCGTTAAGCGTAATGTTAGCAAACTCCCTTGTGATTGACTGCTCAAGCCTCAAACTAATGACATTTTCATCAAGCCACGGAGCTTTGCCGACATAGCAGTTTTGCCATATGCCGATAGCCTTTTGCATTTCTGCCGTAATCGCAAGCCGTAAATTAAGCGCCTGCCGAATATTTTCAAGCGGAAACATTCGCCTCCACACTCCCTTCAAAAAATCTATAAGTCCCATTATTCACCTCTGCGTTTCCATACTCTGTTCATTGCATATCTGACAGCGTCAATATGGTGGTTGTCCTTATCGGGATAACCGCTGATAACATTGCCGTCCTTGTCACGCTCGTATTCATAGTCAAGAAACTCCTGTGCAGTATGCGGACAGCGTGTGTTATCAATCACAATCTCCCGTAAAGACTGCAACCACTTCATCGAGTAAGCAACCGAACCGGGTCCCTTTTCTGCCGAACGAGCCATTAAACCGTCAGCCCTGTAATCGCCGACTGACTTCTGTTCTGCACTGTCGCAAGTGATTAAATCATTGCTTGTAACTCCGTGCTTAGTTCTGAGCAATTCGGCTGTTTCCCTGTTGCTTTTTTTGTTGCAATGTTCCTCGTCAAAAATAATGAGCTTGTGTTGACTTGGAATATAAGTCATACAATCATAGGCAAACGGATCAGGATACCAGCCCCAGTCAACTCCTCTGTAAAATCTGTCAAAGGTCTGAATTTCGTCATCTGTGACCTCACGAATAACAACATTATCAAATACATTGCCGCCTGTGCCGTTAGCAATGCCCATATACTCGTTTTCATAGGCGGTAGGGTTTGTTTCTTTCAGGAACTCTGCGTCATCTATAAACGGCTTTCCGAGCCATTTTGACGGTACTGTAAGGTATGTACTCTCAATAACAAGCCTGTCTTGACGGGGAATTTTAACATACTTGTTTGCCCAGTTCTGTGCAGATTTCGGAGGGTTGAACGATTTAAATTTAAAAGCCGTGTCACCGCCACGAATCACCGACTGTTCAATCTTTCTGACAGCTTCCTCGCCCGTGAACTGGTCAAGTTCTTCAAACCACACAACACCGATATAGCCGAACGGTACTTTGATTGATTTAATCTTGCCCGGATCATCTGCTCCACGGAAGTATATTTTCTGTCCTGTGCTTACCCTCGTGATTTCGAGAGGTGACACGGTGCAGTTAAACTCGCTTTCAAGACCGAGAGCAGAGATTGACCACAAAATCTGCTGATACACCGAACTGCGCAGAGTGTCGGCTACCTGACGAAAAATACAGGCGTGCATATCCTCGTTCTTCATAAGCAAATCAATAACATTCAGACTAACGAAAGACGATTTTGTTGAACCTCTTCCGCCGGGGAAAACATATTCCGAATGTTCTTTACCCTCAATATCAAAAAGCACCGACGAAAACGACGGTGCAACCATATTAGCCGGTATTCCTTTGTACTCCGAACCGTCACTCTTTGGCGGTTCAGCCTTTTTGCGTTCAATGTCGAGATAGGCATTGTCGAGCTTGATTTTATGATTTTCAAAAACATTGTCACGAATAATATTTCTTAATTCTTTAATGGAATTAACATCACCTGTTTTAGCCTTTTTGAGAAGTGCCGCATTTACAACGAGCAAATTATTGACCAAATCTTCGTCAATCTCATCAACATTAATTCCCATATCAATAAGCATTTCCCAGTCGGCAGGAGTGTTGGCAGGCAACGAAAGTAACATATCCATAACCTGTTTCATACTCTTTTTACGGCGGCGTGACTTGCCCGAAGCCTTACCGCCCTTTGCTCCGTTTTTCACGGCTTCATCACGGCTTTGGTCAGATGTAAACGGTATTAAATTTTTCTCATTGGGCAATCACCTCACCTCTTTTATCTGATTTTCCCTCACAACACAAAACCGCCCTCGGGGTGAGAGCGGTCTGTGCGAATTTTTATCTCAGGAGAGTTCTACATATGTCCTGTTTGTCAAACTTTCATAATACCATTATACGCAGGGTAAGGGTGACATTCAATGACATTTCAAAAGAAAATCAAGGAAAATCGAACTTTTTTCTGAGCACCTGTAACGCTTCGCCGTGCAATCTCAGGGTATGCCTTACGCTCATTTCCATACTCTCGGCAATATCTTCCCACCTCTGACAATTTATGTAATACTCGGTCAAAATTGCAATGTAACGGTAATCGTCAAGTGCGTTGATTTTACTGCGGATTTCAGTTTTCAACCGCACAAGATTGTCAATTTCCCTATTGATTTCAGTCTGAAGGTCTGCAATTCTGTCCACTATCCGCATAGGGTCATTCACTCCTGATGTCTTAACAGGCTCGTTTTGCTTAACCGATACCTGTGCAATATTCAGCCTAAGTTTTGACAGCTCGTGTTCTTTCGTTCTGATTAACTTGTCTGAAACCCTGACCGAATATAAATAATCTTTAACCGTCAATCCGCATCACGCTCCTCCTCGTCAAGCATACCAAGTTTCTGTGCCAACGCAATAACTGCGTTTACAATCAAATACAAATCCTTGCCTTTAATATCGCACATACGATATCTGACTTTGATAGTTTCTTCTTCATTGTCGATTTCATCAAAACCAACAACTACACCTTTATTTAAGGTTTCTGTTTCGCCGTTATCGTAATTAACGGTGATATTTTTAACGCCTTTCATTCTTCTACCTCACTTTCAAGCCAATGTTTTGTGCAGTCAATGCAATTGTACTTAAACTTTTCACCTATTTTGCAATTACAATTAATATATGGTGGGTCACCTGATATGCCATATGGGCAACTGAAAAAGTCTATACAGCTACGAGCCATTTCGTCAATTGACATCTGTTTGATTTTTTCAAAGTTTGTCATTCTTAACTTTTCATAGCAACTGATTCTCTGGATGTGCGATACTCTGAATGCAGTATTTTTAACCACTTTATTATTTACATCAGTGCAAAAATAAAAATTAACTGGTATTGATAAATTAGGGTTGTTTTCAAAGGCTTTTTCACCCGTCTTATGTAAAGTACCCTCAATTACAGTGTTATCCAAAAGAGTAATTGTCACACATCTGCCTAAATACCTTTCAAGTTCATTTCTTGTCATTGCTTTCACTCCTTATCCATTTTTACCCCACAGTAAGGGCAATATGGATACAAATCAATGTCCTCGTAAAAAGTGAGAAAATTTTTACACTCAGAACATAAATAATTTGCATAACCGACACCCTCGCTGTCATATTTCCAACTTCCGTGTTTAATCTCTTCCATTTCACACACCGTAGCATTATTAGGTTTACTATCATCAACTTCGATAATATGCTTAACTGTTTCGGCATTTCGTTTTGAATTAAAGTATATCGTGTTTACACTACCGTCTGCGAACGGTATATCCAATGCATAGTAACCGCATACCTCACGAATTTTTAATTCTTTTTCAATCATTTTCTTCACCTTCTTAGCTGTTTTCAATAGGCTGATTCCAACATTCAACGCAATTTCTTTCACCGCAGTCTTCAAGATCTTTAAGACCAAGCATTGATGGGCACATACTCTTAGGTATACCTTTTTCGTTAAGCCATGCATTCGGATAGTTTTTCAAAAATTCATCTAAATAAGTTTTTCGCGGATGTTCATTACTCCACTTTTGGACTTTTTTTATTGCTTTTTCAGGATAGAATACTTCAAAGTCTGAACAAGTTATCTTGTCGCTTGTACCATTATTCAAACTGTTCAGTGGACAGTTGGCACAATTAACTCCACATATATATGCACCATCGTTTAGCCTGTATTTTTTTATCATTCTTGCTTTTTCAGCAAAATAATTTTCTGTTTTTGAACAATCAATCATTTTCTTCATCTCCTTCAAAATTAACAACTTTTCCATTGTCGGTATAGTCCCGCTTCTCAAATTCAAGTTTCAGCTTGTCGATAACCACACGGTCGATATGTTCCCAAAACACTTCGTCAGTGTCGGAGTGTTCAATTATTTCGGTCATAGACTTTAGTGCCTTTGCACATCTGTCACGACCAAAGCCGAAATCCTTATGCAAAGCATACAGCATTGTTTTAAATACTCTGCGTGTGATGTCTTTGTTTTCTTTTTCTCGGATCTGTTCATATGCGCTTTTTGCAATCCGTTCAGCTTCCTGTTTAAGCTGTTTCGGAATCTTAGGTGGTATTCTTGCTTTCAACGCTTTCTCTCCTTTCCGTATTTTGCTTTAAGGGATTTTAACAAATCTTCTTGTACATTTGCTTTGCCCTGCAAGGATTCATAGACACGCTCATCGCAGGTGTTCTCTGTGATAAGGTGGTGAATTACAACCGTGTTCTGCTGTCCCTGTCGGTAAAGTCTTGCATTCGCCTGTTGATACAGTTCCAAACTCCAAGTCAAGCCGTACCACACGATGATGTTTCCGCCTGCCTGCAAATTCAGACCGTGACCTGCTCCGGCAGGATGTGCAAGCAACAAGGGAATTTTGCCATTGTTCCAATCTTCAATATCGGCAGAGCTTTCAAGTTTTCTGGCAAAATTGAATTTGTTCATAATTCTCTCAAGGTCGTGACGGAAGCTGTAAAAACATAAAACAGGTTGACCGTTAGATGTATCAAGAATTTCTGCAAGTGCGTCAAGTTTCTGTTCGTTTGTTATCGCATATTCACCGTTGCTCATATACATTGCACCGTTGCTGTACTGAAGAAGTTTATTCGTAAGCGTTGCGGCAGTTGCGGCGGTAACTTCACCCTCTGCAAACTGCATATAGCAGTCTTTTTCAAACTGTTCATAATCAGCAAGCTGTTTTGGTGACATCTTAACCGACACCACACGATCCATTCGTTCGGGCATATCAAGCCAATCTTCTGCTTTCATTGAAATGCAGATGTCTGAAATTTTACTCATAATTGACTGTTCGGCATTTTCTTTCAGCTTGTAATTAAAAATTGTAGTCTGATTACGCTGATTCGGTGTAAAATACCTTTCACGGTAGCCTGTGACAGTTTTACCGAGTCGCTCTCCGCTGTCAAGCAGATAAACCTGACTCCATAAATCTATAAGTCCGTTCGGTGCGGGTGTACCGGTAAGACCTACAACCCTTTTACTTCGGGTTATGTATTTACGCAAGGCTCTGAACCGCTGTGCTTTTGAAGATTTAAAACTTGACAGTTCATCAATAACAACCATATCAAACATCCAGCCGTTGCCTATACCTGAAAGTTCGTTCGTAAGCCACACAACATTTTCACGATTGACAACATAGATGTCTGCGTCCTGTGCAAGTGCAAGTCTGCGTTGTCTTGGTGTTCCGAGAATTTTAGAAACCCTCAAATCTTTTAGGTGTTCCCACTTGTCGCATTCTCTTGTCCAAGTATCTTCCGCAACTCTCAGCGGTGCTATGACAAGGACCTTTGAAATTTCAAAACTGTTGTATATGAGTTCTTCAACTGCGGTCAGCGTTATAACTGTTTTGCCAAGTCCCATATCAAGAAACAGTCCGCACCTCGGTGTGGTGAGAATTTTCTCAATTGCCATTTTTTGGTATTTGTGCGGGATAAATTTCAAAACGGATCACCTCCTGCACACTTTCTCTGCTGTTGCACACATAAACTCTCTGCCCCATATTTCCGAAAAGTTTATGAACTCTCATCTGCTCAGGCCTTGGCTTTTTTCCTTTTGCTTTAAGTTCAACGAAGAAAATTCTGCCGTTCGGCAACATACAAATTCTGTCCGGCACACCTCGCATACTCGCAGAGTTGAATTTAAGACACACACCGCCGTGTTGCTCTATCTTATCTTTTAAGTATTTTTCAACACTTGATTCTTTCATTTCTTAAATTTCTCCTTAATTTTCATTTTCGGTTTAAAAAGTGTTGACAACAAATCCTGCTTAAAATCTATGTTTTTTCCGATTTGTCAACAATGTTACAAGTTTTCTGTAAAGTATAGGCGAATATAGGATTTTAAGAATACAATGCTATTTATTGATTTCTATAATTTCTTTATTTGACTATACTTACACATATAAATTGTTGACACTGTTGACAAATGCTGAAAAATGGCTATTCTATGCGGTTTTTGCTGTCAACAAAATTCTTAGCAACTTGTTGACACTTTCCTTATAAAGCCTCTTTGAACACCATAGATTTCTCCGAATCGGGCATTGGTCTTTGTCTGCTCCCATTCACCTGTTCGCATAATAATGTCTTTAATTTCTTTGCTTTTCTGATAGGTGAAATCTTTGCGGTCACCGCCGAATGCTTCGCACCACACTTCAAGCGGACACACACGGTTACGCTGATTTGTACCGCTCTGCTCTGCACCCAGTTCATAGTCATTCAGATAATTTCTGCGCTCATAAAGCTGCATTTTGTTCCAGTCATCAGGAAGTAAGGTATTGAGGTACTTAACAACATCACCCGTAAGCGGACTTTCTTCAAAATGTCTGTTCTGTTCGGCTTCAGCAAGCGTTCTGAGTTCTTCGGTATCCATAAACAGCTTTTCGCCGTTCTTATACAGTTCAACAGCTTCCGCCCATATCATATCCACATCATAATCCGTGAGGTCCTCAAACACACTTTTTGTAGCTCTATGAGGGTGAACATCAATCGGCAGAAATCGCCTGTTGCCCGTTTGGTCACGGAGAAACTCATGCTGATTTGTTGTACCGATGAAAATACACTGCCTTTTTCTGACTTCGGTATGATGTCCGTATGCGGCTCTGTAAGCGTCCTCGGATTTTGCGGTAAAGTGCTTTACCGCTTCAACCTCGTTTCTTCTGAGTGCCGCAAGTTCGGCTATTTCGATTAACCAAAAGCCCTGCAACTGTTCGTATGCTTCCTTACCCTGTACGGTTGTCAGGGTGTCGCTGAACCACCTGCCGCCAAGCCTTTTTATCGAATAACTTTTACCGCAACCCTGAGAGCCTACAAGTGTGAGAACCGTGTCAAACTTAATGCCCGGATTCATTATTCTTGCGACCGCCGCAACAAGAGTTTTTCGTGTTGACGCTCTCGTGTATTCGTTGTTATCCGCTCCAAGGTAATCAACAAAAAAAGTTTCAAGCCTTTTTATTCCGTCCCATTTAAGACTTGTGAGATAGTCATAAACAGGGTTGTAGCTGTTTTCCATACTCACAAGTGACCAAGCATCTGTAATAGCCGCCTTGCTCTTAATGCCGTATAGATTTTCAATGTAATGGCGAAGTCCTGCGTCATCAACATCGGTCCAGTCACGACTTTCAATTTCGCTGTTCCACGGCATTGCACCTAAAACCGTATGTCGCCTTGTAAATGTATTGTAGGCTATCTTGCCTTTCAATCTTTTGTCTTTTTGGCAGATTTTCATACAGTTGTCAATTGTCGGCAGGTTGTTGCTCTTGCCGTCCGTTGCCAGTTCAAGCACCCAGTCATCGTCGTTCTCGCTTTCGATATCACTCTCAAAATCCGACAGGCAGGACTGCTCTCTTTCTTTGTGCAACAGCAATCTGACCGCCTTATTATTTGACGCAAATTCCTGCATAGCAATGTATGAGGGTAATTTTGATGTAGGTGTTCCCTGCTTTGCGTCATCGTCAAGACTGCCGTATTTATGTATTCGCACAAGGTCAAAAGCATTACAAAGCTGTCCGCCGGCGGGATCTGTTGCGTGGTTTGAGTATGCGAACTTGCCGTCCTCATACACAACAAGACCTGACGCTGTACTGCCGTTTGCATAGGTATATCTGTCATCGGCACTGCATTTTACATATACATCAGGCAGGAACTCCGCTATTGCCATGTGAATATCGTAGCAACGGCAGAACGCACCTATTACGCCTTTCTTAGTTGTCGGATCTTCCTGCTTTTTCAGCAATCGGTCCTTTTGCTTTACTGTTCTGCTTGAAAACTGCCATTCGTCAACATCGTGCCAATCGTTGTATCGTGCAAGCACGCCGTCAACATCAAGCGGATTTCTGACCGAATATTTAAACACATATTCGCCGTCAATGCTTGTACTTGACCAGTACATAAGCCTTTGCGGCTGATATGTTGTATCATCGAATTGGTCAATTCCGATTTCGTCAGCTATTTTTCGTGCAACAGCTTCATACTCTTCTGCCGTACAGTTTCTTGACAGCGGAATAACAAGTCTTAATCTCGGTTTTTCTGCGGTGTGTTTGTGGGTTGAATATATGATGTAAGAATAATTTGCAAACAAATCTATGCTTTCGCAGAAATCGGGTGTGGCATAATCGGCGTCAAGAGTAAGCAAAGAACGGCATTCAACCTTATCTCTTCGTCTTATTCCGTTTTTAAGTCTGCCGCCGACAAATCCGCCTACATCCTTGATGTTATCCTGTTTGGATTTTGGCAGATTGCGAAATTCGCCCATTGTTTCAGGTGTTACGGTTGTTGTTTTTAATCTGTTTATAAGTTCGTCAAATGTAACTTCCGTATTCTTCCACAGCTTTGCAAATCTGTCGTTAGCCGTGGCGATATAATATGTTTTCAACCATTTTCCTCCTTTCTTTAATCTTTCTTATAAAACGGTGTTTCATAGGCTTCTGCCTTAAGCACTAAGCCCTTTGCCCATTCTATCGGTTCGCCCATTATGGCACTGATTTCTTCCGCAGATGAAACACCAATCGGGCAATCTATAATAACCTCATCGTGTACATGAAAATTTATTTCAAAGCCCCTGCTTTCAAGTCTTTGCATTGAAACCGCAAGACAATCCCTTGCAAAAGCCTGAACAATGTTCTCGGTGAGTTTACCGCCGAATGTTTCAAGCCTCTCCCAAGAACCTCTTGTCTGACTTATTCCCATATAGGTTACGCAAGGTCTGCCGAATTTGTTTTCCCGAAGTTCGGGTTTTGCATAAGCAAGATTTCTTCCCGACGGCAAAGAGATAAAGAGTATTCCGCCTTTTCTAAAGAACCTGATACCGCATTTAATCTGCTGCGGTTCACCTTTTACCGCCGACACAGCCGCCTTTTCAACCTCGTACCACAACGATGTAATACAGGGGTTTGTTGCTCGCCAGCTGTCAACAAGCGGTTGCAATTCGTTTTCTTCAAGTCCCATTTCAAGCGCACCCATTGATTTAAGTGCGCCCACAGAACCGCCGTAACCGAGTGCAAGTTCTGCGATTTTGCCCTTTTGGCGGAGGTGTCCGTTAATTCCGTGTTTTACAACCGGCACTTTGAACATCTGACTTGCGGAAGCACAGTAAATGTCACCGCCGTTCTTGAAAACTTCCTGTCGCCACTTCTCACCTGCAAGATAGGCTATTACCCTTGCTTCAATTGCCGAGAAGTCAGACACTATAAATCTTCTGCCCTTTGTAGGTATAAGCGCTGTTCTGATAAGCTGTGAAAGCGTATCGGGAACATTGCCGAACAGCATTTCAAACAGTTCATAGTCACCGCTCATAACAAGATTTCGGGCAAGTTCCAAATCTTCAAGATGATTTTGCGGAAGGTTCTGCGGTTGTATCATTCTTCCTGCCCATCTGCCCGTTCTGCTTGCACCGTAAAACTGCAAAAAGCCTCTGACTCTGCCGTCAGCGCACAAGCCACCGAGCATTGCCTTATACTTTGCCGTAGAAGTCTTTGACAGCGTTTTTCTTAGTTGCAAAACTTCTTTTACCAGCAAGTCGTTTGTACGCTCTGAGAGGCTTTTAACTGCCTTTTTATCAAGGCTCTGAAATATTTCTCCCGTGCGTGTTTCAAGCCAGCCTTTAAGCTGTGAAACCGATTTAGGGTTTTCAAGTCCTGTCAGCTTTTGTGCTTTCTCAATCATTATTTTTTGATAGTCGGCATCGAAGTTTATAGCGTTGTTTATAAGCTCTGTTTCGACTGCAACGCCTCTGTCACAAATGTGCTGATCAAGTTCCCACAATTTCTGTTCGCCCTCTGTCAGAGGGAAAGCCTTTAGCCTGTTTTTTATATTTCTTTCAACAGCCACATCTTGAATACAATAGCTTTTGAATGTTTCCCACTTCTCAATGTTGTGCTGCGGAAGATTGCGTGTTCTTCCGCCGTTTGACTTTGTCGGTCTGCACGGCTTTGAAAAATATTCAATACAAGCCCTGCCCTTTTTGTCTTTCTGTTCTTCAAGTCCGAGTGCTGTTGCTACACCCGCAAGCGACCTCGGTAAACCTATTTCCGCCGCCTGAATCATTGTGCAACGCCATTGTTCGGGCGGCATTTCTGCGTTCAGAAACTTTGCAAGACAGGTCCTTTCAAAGTTTGCATTGAAAGCGGTTTTCTTAATATTTTCATCTGTGAGTGCGGAAAGTACCTTGTCAGGAATTTTTTCGCCACAAGCAATATCAACTATCTTAATATCTTCGTCATCAAAGGCATACGCAAACAGAAGAATTGTAAAATCAGGGGCGTCTGCATAGGCATACACCCCTGATTTTAAGAGATTGACACTGCTGTATGTTTCAATATCAATACTCAGTTGTATCATCCGAAAATATCGTCCTCTTCGATGTCATTCGCAAAATCGTCAACGGCTCTTGATCTGCCGCCGAGCGGTTCGCCGTCCCTTGTTTTCATAATGTTATTAAGACCGCAGGCAATACCTTTGTTGCCGTTAGAGTTGAAAGCATAGAATGTAACTGACGCTTTGCCGTAACAACCGCTGTAAAATTCGGTTGTGTCAATGATTTCCATACCGTTCTTTTCGATAAGACCGGGCTTTGTTTTGCAGTTTGCATTTACAAACATCTTGCCTGCATAGTTTTCATCGTCAGGTCTTTCTGCGTCACCGTCACGAAGCGGTAATTTTAACACGGGCGGAATTTTACCGCCGAACTTCGCAACTCCTGCCTGCTTTGCGGCTTCAATTGCCCTTTCAATTGCTTCAATAGTCTTTGTGTCCCTCTTGTCAATGAGAAGTGAAACCGAATACTTTTCATCACTTCCGTTAATGCTCTTTGGTTCAAAAACATTAACATATGAAAATCTTACTTCGCCTGTTACTACCTTTGTTGATACATTTGTGTTTGCCATAATTTTTAATCTCCTTATTATTTAATATCGTTTTTAAAATCTTCCTGTGCCTGCATTGCTGAATTGATTGCAGGCCTTTTATCTTCTGAACACACAAGTGTCGGCTTGCCCGGAGGCTTTACTACATAGCTTCCGAGGACTTCGGCAAATGTTTTCTTGCCGAGTAATTTTTCAATGTCGGTAATACCTTTCAGCTTATGTACAAGAATGTCGCTTTCCTGATAACCGTTGTCGGTGAGTATCTTTGCAACCTCTGAATCAGGTTTACTGTATTTGCGGTTACTTCTGCCCTCAACGACCTTGTATCCGGGGTATTCAACACCATGCTTGTATGCCTGTTCGAGTGCATAATCGCAAACGAGCTTCGCCCATTTTTCGAGTGACGCAGACTGTTCGATAATATCCGCAATCTCTGCAACCGTGAGCATTGCAGGCGGCTTGAAATCATAGACAGCCATTTTCTGCCTTTCCTCTGCGTAGGCTCTGCAAACAGGTCGTGCCTTGCAAAATCCCGTGTCACAATGCTTGCCTGCTACACATTCGATTACGCTGTCATCGTTAGCAAGCTGTGCGGCTTTCTTAACAGATTCGCCCCATTCAAGTAATTCGGCAACCGAGATATTCTCTGAACTGATGTTGTCTAGTCTTGGCTGATAGATAGTCATTTCAACCGTATCAAAGCCATACAGCATATCAAAGGCTTCATATGCACCTAATGCGTACAGTCTGAGCTGTGGGTTGTCAACCGCTGACACCTCGACACCTTTGCCGTATTTAAGGTCAATAATTTCGAGTTTGCCCTCTGCGATAATCACAGCGTCACCTGTGCCGAATCCGTCAGGAACATACTTCGAAAAATCAAGTCTCTGTTCAAGCATAAGGATTGCGTCGGGAGTTTTCTGCAAAGCGGAGTTGTACCTCTCGATTACATAGTTTTTGTAGCTCTCGGCATAATCTTCCATATCTTCGGTAATTTCGAGATTGCGGATTGCATTGTGATACTTAGTACGGTTGTACTCTTTTGTGGCAAGCCTTATTTTTGCTTCACCGAGAGCGTGAGCATTAGTGCCCTCCTCGGCAAACTGTGACGGCTTGTCCTCGAAATTTTCCTCAAGCTGTATTGAGCCCGGGCAGTTAATCCATTTCTTTGCCCCTGAAGCTGACAGCCTTGCGTGTATATCAGGCATTACTTAACCTCCTCAACAGCCTTTACAGCTTTTGCAAAATCTTCCTGCTTGATTTCCGTAACTTTAGTTACTCCGAGTTCTGCAAGAATTTTCTTGACCTCGTCCTTACCGTGAGCCTTTGCACACTTCATAAATACCGCTCTCACCTCTTCAATCGTGTACTGCTTTTCAGGCTCGGACTGCGGAATATTTTCCTGCGGTTTCGGTGTGGGTTCACTCTTTACGGCAGGCTTTTTTGTCGTTTCAGTTGATTTGACAGGCTCTTTCCCTGTTGTAGTACCTGCAAGATTTTCGATAGCTGTGATAAGTACATCAAGCTGTGGTATTTCTACCGTGATTTTAATTTCTGACATTCTGTTTTACTCCTTTATCTTGATTTTTCGAGTAAGAAAGGATATAATCAAATCGGTGATATTTGTTATATCCTTGCTATCCGTTGAGGCTTTGCAGAGCTTCAGCGGATTTTTCTTTTTCAGTTGACATTTGAAACACCCATACATTCAAAATTGAATGCTTCGGATTCAGGCGTTTCAAGGGCTTTGAGCTTGCGTTTTAGCTCTCGGTTCTCGTGACGATAACCGCTTGACGCTGTTTTTTCAAGTGCAAGGTCTGTTCTTGCGTTTCTCAGCTCAATGCTGAGATGTCTGTTCTCTGCTCTGAGGTTTTCAATATCCTTGAGCAGCTTTCTTTTTGTCGGGTAATTTCTTAACCGCATTTGTTACACTCCTTTCAACGGGTTTGAACCGAGAATATAATTGAGAAACGGTATTCTCGGAATACGGATAGATGTGCCGACTACAATTACATTGAATCCCAATTTTTCGGGTTCGTCCTTTGCCTGTTCACGCAAGTTTTGCGGAGCAACTCCAATAGCCTTTGCGGCGTCCTCAGAAAGCAAATAGACATCACTGCTATCCATAATTTCTTTGATTTTTTTGTTCATCTGAACTGTGTCCATATGTACACCTCCCTACTTTATTTCAATTCTTGGGAGTGCAAAATTAATGCACTCAGCTATGATGTACGGCACAGTACGCCCTGTGCCCTGATGCAGTGTCAATAACTTGTTCATCGTATCATCATTGAGAGTAATCGTAACATGATGATCTTGTTTGAGAATAATGAGCTTGTCCACATCAGTCACCCACAATCTTAACCAAGGTCAGGCTGTCCTCAATCAAAGTACGAACAACGCTTGACATTTTCTTGCCGGTTCTGTTGCAAATCTCGGTAAGAACCTTAACGGTTTCATCTGATACGCAGGCTGAAACCACATTAGAACCTGCGGTTGATTTGTCTGCAAAAATTACTATCTGACCTTTATCGTTTAACATATAAAATCCTCCTAAAAATAAATATTACTCATCATCTGATTTTGGGAAATGATAATGATAGATTGTGTTGCCGTTAATATCAGTTCCAATTGTGCAGTCACCTCTGTAATCGCTTTTCAGCAGATTCATAAATTCTGCGATTTCATCGGGTGTGCCTGTTATCTGCATTGTTATCACCTGCTTTCTATTTTACCTATCTTGATTTCTACACCCAAAGCTGTTAAGAGCCTGTCGGCATTTTCAAGAGAAATGCTCTTTTTGCCTTTTTCCCAATACTGAATAGCTCTTTTAGTAAAGCCCGATTTTTCAGCAAGCTCACTTTGCGAAAAACCTTTCTGTTTTCTGCTTTTGAGCAATATTTCAGCAAATTCATTGATGTGCATTGATTTCACCAACTTTCTATGATATACTATATGTAGTGATGAACCGTAATTCATTACACTATATAATGAAAGTGAGGTGTAATTATGAGAGAAGACTCAATTGCAAAAATTGCGGCATTGTATGCCAAAGAAATTACAGTTGCAAAGGCTAACAGTTCTGATATGTCTCCTTGCAGTGATAACGGCGACGAAGTGGCTAAATTCTATACCGAACTCTTTAAAGGCATAAATGAGGCACTTCAAAACTCAGCTCTCAAAGACTAACAAAATCTTGGCGACCTCAGGCAGAACAGCAACTTCTGCTATAGAGGTCGCTTCTCCTTTTGCTACCCTTACGACAAATTCTGATAAAGCATTTATAACCTTATCTCTATCTTCCTTTTTCATTTCTTCACCTCTTTTCATCAAAGTCCGTTTAATGGGACTGCGGTTGTGGTATTATTGATTGTGTGGGTGAGATATTACCTACTGTTCTTTTTAAGAATTTCGTTGACAACTGACTTTTCTTCATTCGTCAGTAAGTTTTCAACTGGTGTATCTGTAATTTCAGCAATTTTCTGTCTTACTGAAATTTTAGGAATAACGCCATTACGCCAGTTTCGGATATTAGCTTTGCTCATTTCTAATTGAGAGAGTAACGAACAAAGTGTTATATTTCTTTTATCGCATATATCTGACACAATTTTGTAAAAATCCACAATTTATTACCTCCTTTTTTATTGATAATTTAGGTTGACAAATGTGCACTATACCTTTATAATTTAATCAGTTAAAAAAATTAGATTACAAAGTTGGTGCACATTCACACACCTATTTTCGTCAAGTTAATGTCCCCACATCGTCTTGACAAGTTTATTATAGTGCATAAAAGTGTACTTTGCAAGTGCATTTTTGAAATTTAGGTGCATTTATGTGAACTTCGTGAAAAGTGCACAAAAGTAGAGGTGCATTTTTGTGTTCTTTGATTTATTGGATTCAATATGTAAAGAGAACGGTACAACGGTTACTGCGGTTTTGGTTGCAGTTGGTTTGAGTAAAGGTTCTATACGCAATTGGAAAAACGGTGTTTTACCTAAATACCAAACTCGCCTTAAAATAGCCAATTATCTCGGTGTTCCTGTTGAAAGGCTTATGACTGAGCAGGAAATCGAAGAAGAAAAGAAACAGCATGAGCAGATTGAAAAGTTAGTTGAAGATGTTGCAAGAAAGTTTTCTTCTCCTCTTCCAAAAGCAAATTTTGATGAACTTTCATATGCCGCCTATCAAGAAATGGAAGGAGAAAGCGAAGATTTTAAAAATGATGTACTCAGCTATATCAAATTTAAAAAATCTCAAAAAGGAAATGATTGAATGACTTTAGAGGATATTTATTTTGAATGTGAACAAAAAGGGATAACTGTTGATTATTTCAAAACTGACAAAGCAAAAGCATTTTCTTTTCCTTACGAAAACGGAATTGTAGTTCTTGACAAAAGCAAGATTGAAACTACTGCCGAGGAAACAGTTTTGCTTGCTCACGAAGAAGTTCACATAGATTTAGGTGCTTTTTATTTATTCACAACTCCATTAACCGTAAAAGGGAAAATGGAACAAAAAGTAAAGAAACACACAATAAAAAAGCTCATCCCTTTGGATGAGCTGAAAGAAGCGGTTCACAACGGCATAACAGAACCGTGGGAACTTGCCGAATATTTTAATGTCACAAATAAATTTATGATTGAAGCAATGGAATTTTACAGAGATAATTTATTGATGTGATAATAAAGAAAGACCGCCCACAGCTGGCACTATGAGCGGTCAAAAATAGAGATAAAAAGGCACTAACCTCTTTATATTTTATTGTACATTTATTGATAGTATTTGTCAATATAAAAATAAGGAGGCAAAATAATGGGATTACTCTCTAAATTGTTTAAACCAAAACAGCCGACACCACAACCGCAAACAAATGCAAAACCTGAAACCGGTAAATCGCATACAAAGGTATGTAAAGTTGCAGGCGTTACTTTTAACGGCAGACAGAAAATCTTGAAAAAACTTAAAACTGATAAGAGTGCCGGCAAAACTCTTAATGTTAGTATGCAAGAATATGATTATCAGGGCAATCCTGCTATCAGAATTCTTGTAAATGGAATGGATGTAGGCAATCTACACACGGAAGATGTTACTTTCGTAAAAGAAAATCAAGAACGCATACTTGGTATCAAAGATTTTACAATCGCAGAGCATTATGATGAACACGAAAATAAAGACGGCGATACAACATATACAGCCCAGTATAATGCTAAGGTTAAACTTATCGTAGCAAATAAGAATTAAATAAAAAATCCGCCCTGCTCGACTGGAACTCGAACAGAGCGGAATCACCTACACAGGGTGCAGATGATGCGATATTATAACGCTACAATATTGTATCATATTCCCCTGAATTTTTCAAGTTTTGAATATCAGGGGATTTTTGCACCCTTTTTTAAGCAAAAGGAGTGTATAAAATGAAACTGCCTAACGGCTACGGCTCTGTTTATAAGCTGAGCGGAAACAGGCGCAATCCGTGGGTTGCCTGCGTGACAATAGGATACAACAAAGAAACACGCAATCAGGAACGCAGAGTTATAGGCTACTTTCCCAACAAGCCGAAAGCTCTGAACGCTCTTGCTGATTACAATCAAAACCCGTTTGATGTTGATTCGGCAAGACGCACTTTTTCAGAAATTCATGAACTTTGGTACAAGGAGTTCATCACCGAAGACACAAATCCGAACACCAAAAGACAGTATAATGCGGCATACAAACAATGCTCAATGTTATACAATCGCAAGATGTCCGATATAAAAACCATTGATATGCAACGAGTTCTCGACAACTGCAACAACGGTTATCAATCGGTTAGGCGAATTAAAATTCTGTTGAACAAAATCTACGAATACTGCATATTTCACGATATGCTCCATAACAATCTTGCAGAAAAATTGAAAATCAATGCCAAGTCAGATGAAACAAAACGAGCACGCAGGGAGTTTTCGGAAAGCGAAATAAATCTTTTGTGGGAATATTCAAATCTTGATTCGGTAAAAATAGTGCTTATGCTGATTTATTCGGGAGTGCGTGTGTCCGAATTGCTCGACCTAAAAATTTCAAATGTAAACCTTGACGAACAGACTTTCTTTGTTGAGAGTTCAAAGACCGATTCAGGTGTACGAACCGTGCCTATAGCAGACAAAGTACTGCCGTTTTGGCAGAAATTCATCAGCGATTCTCAATGTGGATATGTTCTGAATAACACCAATGGCAAGCCGCTGAAATACGATAACTTTAAACGCAACTACTGGACACCTCTGCAAAACGATTTAGGTTTAGACCACACCATACACGAAACAAGACATACCTGCATTTCAATGCTTGTTTCGGCAAATGTGAACCACACAATCATCAAAAAAATAGTCGGTCACAAGTCGAAAATGGACTTGACCGAAAAGGTTTATACCCACGTTAACCCCAAAGAATTGGTGAACGCAATCAACAAAATATAGTCTTATATTATCCTGAATTGTTCATAATTATGCTCCGTAGCTTACATATAGCTAACAAAATCCCCCATTTTCCCCATTCCTATCCCCTTTGCAAGTTACCTGCACCAACAGCCGTTTCTTATGTAGGGACGGCTGTTTTGTACCACATTTTCGATCTGTTTTATGGTGACTTTCAAAATATTTGAATTAATTTTGAATAAAAAGCGAAAATTATGTTGACAAATCCGAAAATATGGTATATAATAATCAAGCTGTTGTTGTTAAACAACATTTCGAGGTGTAGCTCAGTTTGGTAGAGTGCTTGGTTTGGGACCAAGATGCCGCAGGTTCAAGTCCTGTCACCTCGACCATACAGGTCACAATAAAAAATGTGACCTGTTTTTATTTTTTACATAATACGGTTGAGGTGGCAGGACTTGAAGGCGACCGTGCCAAGTTTCGAGCGTTAGCGAAAAAACGAAG